CTAGCTATTAACCAGTTGTGTACTGAATCTTACCGTTAGCTGCTTCGTTGCCACAGCGTAAGCCATACTCAACTAAAAGCATCTTCTTCTCAGAGTCACCAGTCTTATCGATGTCGATAGTCTGGAAATCACGTAAGTAGTCAACAGACCACATATCGTGGTCTAAGAAGTATACGATGTCCTGGTCACAGTATCTATCCAACTGAATGTTGAAAGTACCGAAGTCAGAAACATATACATCAACTGCGTTGTAAACAGTATTGTTGTCATCAACAACTGATTGAGTCTGGTCTGCACGACCAGACATAGCAGTGATTAACTTCTTATTAGTAGCACCTAATAGGATAGTTGATGGGTTACCACCAGCATTCCAAGTAGACTCTGCTACTGCAGTTACATCAGCTTCAACGATTGCTGCGTGAGTACCAGTAGTACCTGCATCAGTTACGTTAGTAGTGATGAAAGTTGCAGCACCTCTAGTCTCACGAGCTGTAGAAGCATCACCTGCAACAGATGCGTTAGTAGCTAATAGTGAAGTTTCCATATCACGCTTAAGCTCTTTAGAAGCTTTAGCAAGTTGGTGAGCAAGCTCAGACTTCTTACCAGCGTTGTTAACCTTGTCTTGAGTACCAGTAACTTCAACAACCTTCTTAGAGATTTGTGTGTAGTTGCCTAGACGAGTTGTAGCTGTAGTTGCTGCAGTACCTGCTGCTGCTCCTTCAACTGCTGCGTTAGTGCCAGAAGCTGCTGCTAGTGCATCAGTCTGCCATTCAAAGTAAGTGTTAGAAACACTGCCTTTCTTTGCGATACCAGATAGAAACGGAGTTTCTGTTGGGCTGATATCATAGATTACATCAGACAAATCTTCACGAATTGCTTGTGCATCATAAGTATTAAAATTAGTAGCCATTACTATTTCCTTATATTGTAGTTATAACCCTTGTTATAACATATCATAAAATACGGAAGCGGCATCATCTTGATGACCAGACTTCCTTAACCTTGCACGCTTTTTCTTGGTTTTATCATCGGCTGCTTCAGACTTAACTTTACCTCTTCCAGACTTCTGTACCTTGGGAACTTTCTTGATTGCCTTCTTCTTAGGTGCTACCTTCTTAGTTAACTTATCAAACTCCATAGCTTTCTTAAGTATAAGAACACTACGGTGGTCTGCTAGTTGGTCAACTTCTTCTGGTGCATACCCTGAAGATATTGCAAACTTTCTAATGTCTTCCTTAACGGTAGACTCTTTGTTGTCCCACTCAGGTAAAGCATTAACTAACTGAGAGTATTGGTCTTGAACAAAGGTTGCTCTTGACTGTGCCTCTTGTTGTTGCTGTTGTTGCTGTACAATCTGTTGTTGTTGTGCAGCATTCCTTGCTTTATCCTGAGCATCTCGGTACTCATCCTTCTTAAGCATATATGCATATGGGTCTTCCTCTTTAAGGGTTGACCAGTCTACATCTTTAAACTCTTGAAGCTTGGCTGACTGCTGTTCTTTCAGCATTTGTAAACCATTAGCGTACATTTGTCTCTCTTGCTCTAATCTAATACGCTCAGATTGAATTGCTTCGTTTTCTTTGCGTCCTTCAGCTAGTGCTTGAGACTTACGAGTATAGTCAGATTGTCTTTGATATCCAGCTTTAAGTTCTTCTAAGTTAACTTCGTACTCTTCACCATCTACCTTAATAGTATAGTTAGATTCTTCAGCTACCTCTTCGGTTTCCTCTTCACCTGTATCTTCTGTCTCTACTTCTTCAGAGGCTTCCTCTTCTTCTGAGACCTCTTCTGTTTCGACTTCATCTTCCTGTTGGTCCTCAGCCACTACCTCGTCTTCTGTAGTAACTTCGGTTTCCTCGCCTGTAGGTTGGTCATCTTCTGATTCCCACATATTAAGGATATTATTTGCCGCCTCTTCTGACGACCCTTCTTTGGCTTTCTCAAAAGCCTGTGCAACTGCTTGGTTATTCTCTGCAGAATCCATAGTTATCTCCCTTGTTTTTAATTTGTATTAATAGAATTCGTTCTGTCCTTCAGCCAGCTTACCAGTAGTTAGTACAGACCTAATGTGTTCATCCACTAGACCTAGACTCTTGATGGTAATATAAATTCTATCTCTTTCTGTCTCTTCACTGATTTTAGTTTGTAATAACATTTCAATCAAGTGGTTCTTTGTATCTTCAAATGCTTCCTTATATAGTGGGTCTTCCACTAATCTCTTTGCATCTTGACCTCTTTGTATATCCTTCCCTTTCTTTCCCATTACTTCTCCTTCTTATGTTGGACCTATAGCCACTGGTCTTCCTTGCTCCCTTTCTAAAATTAACTCTTGTTGTTTGAGAGCTA